TGCCAGTTGAACATATAGTAATACACGTAATTACCCTTCATAAATTTCAACTTTTCCAAACTTTCTACAGTCATACCCACTTCGGGGCTATTGAAAATGTGGTACCCTAAATTCTTAGCTATGATGAATGCATCGTCGTATACATCTCCCACTACGTAATACCTATACACCTGTTCAACGGTACCTAAACCGTCGATACGTTCATATGGAGCTGCATAGAATGATATAAAATCATCGTTTTCGTCATTCACGAATGAGTAAATTGGCAACACCCGTCGTTTTACGTATTCCTCGTTTATGACCGGGGCAATTCTAAACTTCTCATTGTATTCCTGTAAAATCTTAGTCACTCTGGGGATATCTTCAGAGGTCATTTTTCGCCAAACATTCTTACACGAACCACGGATCTGATAAAAGTTTTTACGGGTACGGTCCACTTGACAAAATTTATTTTTGATGAGCGCTTCCGTGTTTAAATGGCGATGCCACATATAAGATTTGGTAATTGGGGTTGGTAGTTTCGTGTGGACAGTGTATATAGCCTGCCATACATCCTTCTTGTTTGCACGTCGTTTGATTTCAGATATAAGAATTGGAGCAAATCCAAATTTTCTATACTCACCATGAACACACAAGAAACTGATATGAACCATTTTCATTACATTCGTGTCAACATTGGTGTCAATATTTGAACTTGTTATGTACCCAATGATTTGGTTTGTATCCTTTTTACGAATAACAGCATACTCATCCATCGACCATTTCAAAGCCTCAACGGTATGACACAGTCGAAATACTCCATCAGATACATAATGAGAATTTAAAAACTCGCACGCTTCTTTCAGATTACACGAGGACCATACGAAACCATCTGGAAGTTTTGTAGTCTTTTTTGAAACATCTCGTGTTTTCTCAATTTCACCAGGTGTAGTGTCTTCTCGAGGAACGGGTTGTTTATCCCAGTACTCATGCATATTATGTAAATAGTAGCTTAAAGTTTTAAGTTCTAAAATTGATATAATGTCTCTTGAACAAGATTACACTACTGTACCTGGCCAGGTGTTCGCGTGCCTTTCCATCGTTGGTCCCGAGTGTCCTCAGAAGAATGACAAGTTTGGTATTAAGATTCGTGGAGCTTTCGCTACCCGCGATGAGGCGGCGAGTCATGCCAAGCGTCTTCAGAAGGAGGATGCTACATTCGACATCTACGTAGTCGACATGTACAAGTGGCTCCTCATCCCACCTGATGCCGAAAAGATCGAGGATGTGCATTACACAAATGACAAGCTTGAGGAAATCATGACTGGGTACAAGGAGAACCAGGCCCAGGCTGCTCGCATGTTCAACGAGCGTAAGCAGGGTATGACTAATAAGTTTACACCCGGGGATGATAATTCCACCTACTACAACAAGCCCGATGAGGCGCCCATCCCTCACCCAGCTGAGGTACTCGAGCGCCTCAAGAAGGAGAAGCCCGACACACCCATGGAAGAACTCATTAAGGAGGCTGACAAGATTGTGGCTGATGAGATCGCCGAACGCCAGAAGAAGCGCGAAGCTGAGGCTGGTAAGCTCGGGGAAGTCAAGGAAGAAGAGGAGGAGGAATCCGCGTAAATAATATCCGTATACAGTAAATAAAAATGCTTCTCACAATTCTAACAATATTGTTAGTTGGAGCTTTCTTTATTTTGTTTTTTAAACCAAAATACAATTTAAAAAACAAAACAGTTTCTACTGAAGCTTCAACTACTGATGGTTTCGTTGAAGATACGGATGATGCGTTTATTAATCCCAGGTATCCAACACAACTCATTAAAATGGATGAGACTGGTAGTATTAAACCTATCTATGGTGATATTGGTACATTCGTCGCGTATTCGTCTGTTCCGGAAGACCACTGGTTAAGTGGATTTCCACAAAAGGGTGTAAACAACGATATGTATGAAGACACTGACACCAAACTTTCGACCCGTATAAGGGATCTCAGTAAATAATTAAGTATACCTGAGAATTACAGGTTGCATGGTCTTACCCATAAAAAAACCTAAAAGAAATACAGCAAACGCGATAATCCATGTAGATTTATCAACATTGTTAAAGAGGTCGAATTTCTCATTCTGGGGTGGGGGTTGGGGGTAATTCATTTCACTGGGATGAAAATAATATGGTTGGTCTTGTACCAACTCTTCCTTATTATCTTCTTCCTTACCATGATTCAGAGGGTCAAGGGTCGGGTTATATTCAATGGGATTACCAATGTCTGTTTCCATTTTCTAATATAGTTCGTGTTTTTTTTAAGCTTATTCTTCCTCACTTTCACTTTCACTCGCTTCGTCATCATCAACTACAAAATCTTTCAAGTTTCCATTCTCATCTGCATCGTCATCGTCGTCACTCTCATCATCTGATTTGTATTCATCCTCGGTATCAATGAGTGATTCAGAATCAGTGTCATCATGTTCATCCGTAGCATAATCGTCATCTAATACAGTCTCTACTGGTACATAAAGAGCTGGCTTCTTTACAGCCCTTCCAAATCTAGTGCGGGTACTAACAACCATTTAATTACTTTAAGTACTGTTCTGTTTAAGTATCTTTAGGATACAATTTACTGGTTAAACTAGAGGATAAGACGTGTACTCTAGCTTTACTTTTCGTACACACTGGACATTTCTGTTTTATTTTGTTTTTGGTTATGGTATACGACATTGTCTTGTTTTCGTGTTCCCCTGAGATAGTTTCACAGTATGTAGATGATGTCATGACTAAAAAGGTGTTGTTATTCTTGGTAATATTCGCTATGCAAATATCTTCTTTGTGTTTCATGTTTCGATTGATGTATTTTTCTAGTTCTGGTTTTACATCCATTTGTTTAATTTGAGGCTTTTCTACATTCTTTTTGATTTCTGGACACTTACTGATGACTTCCTTTTTAGGATATAGTTTATCAATAATGTCGCTCGTCAATTGATGTCGACGGCCACAAAAGTGTTCACAAAAGCCATCACGACGTCCAAGAATAGTTTCATGTCGACTGAAACATTTCTGGAGAATGAACTTTCCACTGAGTATAAACCACACGTGATTCGAACTGTGATTCCTTTTTACATTTTCACAGTATCTAGAAGTTGTCGCCGCATAATACGTTTCCTTATGCTTGAAAAGTTTTGTCAGGTATGCACCACCCTGTCCCTCCATATTTTTTCTGATAAACGTTTCGATTCTATTCTTCAAATCCTCATCATAAATTTCATCCTTCGTTTGATCTTCTGAAAAAGAAGCCTCTTTGGCTCGTATGGACACTGAAGGTGGTTCTACTGAAACTGTCGTAGGTGCATCAGTTCGAACAGCTGACATTTTAAGAATTTTGACGGACGGTTCTTGACTTATTCTTGTGAGAGAACCAGTACTGTAAATGAAAACTGGGAGATACGCCAACTGATCAACCCTACCATTTTCACAATCTTTACAACCCCGGCCACCACACGCTTCATGTTTTGCTCGTTTATATGACCATGGCATCCTAAACCCACTCCCCTTCGTTTTTCTACGTGTGTCCCCATACACTGAGGAGTCGACAATTTCGTTCCAGTCCTTATCACCCTTAAATTTAGAAAGAGACACCAGAATATGTTCACGAAGTGCTACAGCTGAACTCTGATCAACCACGAAATCGGGCCAATTGAGATGTACACCGGTTTTCATTAGATTTCCAGATACCTTTGGTGGTGATACAGAAACGAGACATTCTTTACCACCATGAAATTTAACCGTTTCACAAATATTTGTGGATATATCACGGATATCGTCAATACCTAGAGGATCGACATCTTTATAGTCGATGTCAACGAAAAAGTTATACGTCTCACTCTTCTGTTCGACAACGTAAATCTTTTCACCAGATTTCACCGACTGTATATACACATCATAAAATTCATTCAATCTATCAAATGGCACGGAGAGTTTACCCCCATCCATGAGCACATGTGATAGATTGGTAGCATTATTGAATTTTTGCGACCAATTCTTAAACATACCTTATTCTTGTTCTTCATCTCTAAACCATTTCATACAAGAGACGTCCTGATATTCTCGATTTTGAGAAATTTGCTTTTTAAAGGTGAGTAGTTCATAAACAGTTTTACTTTCATTATCTTTGAACCATTGTTCCACCTCCTGTTCACATAGACCCCTATTCTTCTCAAGTAATTCACCAATCTGTCTTAAAATAAAAGCCTTAGACTTCATTATTTAATAGAGAAGGTTTTTCTATTGTGAGAACTTACACATGCATAGAATTGAGGATTCTTGATGACATTATCGATGATGAGTTTCCATCTCTTTCTCCCGTTAAACTCTTCAAGGGTGTCATAGCTCATGAAATCATTCTCATCATGGGTTTTACGAATAGGTTGATTGTTCATCTTTTTAATTTGTGTTTTGTGTTTCTCTTCATAAAATTTTCGAATTTGTGATTGTTGTTCAGACCTATTGTAGTCAACAAAAAACACAAATACGTTGTATTCTAGGTCAACTGTCGGACTTTCTTTATGTATAAACTTAAACTCTGTATATTCTCCATTTTTTAGTGAAACAACCCCACGTGTCTCTTCTTCTAACTCCCTTAGTGCGGTTCGAAGAGGGTTATAAATCTCCCTTCGTCTACATCCTCCCGTCACGAAAATCCAATCTTTAAATCTCCAGTCCCTTACTGTGAGAAACCGTGGTTTCCCGTCAGCAAAGCTAACCGGTACTGCAATTGCTTTGTACTTTTTCATCGCGCATTCGCAAGTTATAATAAGGGGATATGATTATTCCTCGGATTTTTCATCCACCTCCTCAACACTTTCGAGCTTCTTTTCTGGTACGGGAACAGGTACGACTGGCTCTGGGGGTGGGGCTAGGTGTCGAACGACCTGGGCTGAGAAACTCTTGAAATTATCGATATCCTGCTTAGTCTTGTTTAACTCCTTAAACAGAAAGATAATACCTAGAGCACAAATAATAGTTGCGACGACAAAGAGAGTGTCTTTATTCACGGGAACCATTTATAAAAGAAAATGTCATTTTCTTTTTAAGTAATTACACCCATCTTAGTCCTACCCGAGGATGGGCACTCATAGGGGCTCTGAGCAAACTGAACGGCTTCGTAATGCGCGTTTTCACATGATTTGCTTGTTGGTTGTGTAGGCTGACCAACAAACTTTTCAAGTGTCCTGGAGTTAGGATCGTACGTCAATACAAAAACGATGGCAAGGAGAAAGAATACTTTCCAAAACATCTTTACTAATTAGTTAGAATATAATAGACCACCCATACCATTCTCAATGCGAAGTACATTGTAGTTTACGGCATAGATGTTATCAGCAACACTCTGGTTGTCGTTAATGAGACGGGCAGAGTCGAGGCGAGAGAAGTTGAGGGTGCCAGTGGGCTGGAGCTTACCAGCATCGAGGCAGAATGGGTAGAAGAAGAGCGTCTTGGGGACGGTTGGCTGAGACGCGTTAGTTGTGTGGTAGTAGAGGGGTACAGTGGAGAAGTTGGGATCAGCAAACTTGTAATCCGCAACATCGGTACCGTTAATTTGGAGCTTGAGCTTGTTGTCATCGTTGAGGATGGCGAGAGCACTAGCCTTCGCGGAAGCGAGGTACTTCACGGGGTGGTTGAAGTTGAGCTCCTGGATCTTGTTGCCCGAGGAGATCGCCTTCTGGACCTGGGTGATGAGCATGTTCTGGGGCTCAGCGGCGAACATCTCACGCTCCTGGGTATCGAGGTACGCGTAGTTCGCATAGACATCCCACTTGTCGGTAGCCGCAGTGGAACCCCAAGTGATACGGAGCTCAACATCGTGGTACTGGAGGGAGATGAGGGGGAGGGAGGTTTGCCAGTTCTCACAGAAGGCAAATCGGAGGGGGTAGAACCGGTAGTCGGTACCACCCGCAGAGAAGTCCCCAGAAACAGACTTCGAGGAAGTAGTCGCCGAAAGGGTAGGGGCGATGAGAGTAGAGTAGGTGGAATCTTGTTCATCGATGACCTGACCACCGACGAGGAGTTCCACCTTGGAAATCTTGTTCATCCAATCCGCGGCGCTGTAAGCAGTAGCGGCGGTACCACTGTTGGGGACGAGGTACACATAGCCGAGCATATCACCCTTGCGCTCGAAGCGGACGGTGGACATACCGTTGTTCGAGACGTTGCCCTGAATGACCTGACGCTCGGTAGTTTGGGAAAAGTTAGTATGACGCTTATAGGTCGACCTGAAAAAGCTCACTTGAGGGTCGCCAACGAGGTGCACATCCTGGGCACCGACAGCTACGAGTTGGGCAATACCACCAGACATTTTATAATATAGTGAGACTTTATTTTTAAGTAGAGGGGAAAGTCGATTGGGAATCATGGATTTTCGAGAGCATCCAATCGCGCAAGAACTGAAGTGAGCTGTGTTTCTAATTCTCCTATACGCAGTTTATCAGTTTGTTGTTGTCTATCTATTTCTTGGAGAGCTGCTGTCGCTACTGTGAAAATTGATGGTTTATCCAAAAATACGAAATCAGAGACATTTTGTCCAAATACATACAATGTATTACCTGGACTGCTGGTTCTCACCGTTTTAGTAAACACATCACCATCAGCTTCGTACCCATCATTATCATCTAGATCGTCGTATTCTTCCTGTGTTAACGTTGTTGTGACAGTTTCTGTAATGACATTCCCACCACCATCAAGTGAATACGCTAGATCCTCGACGTTTTTATCGACGCGTATGGAATGTTCATCTATGACTTCTACGAGATTGACGTAACTGCGTTGTAATGCATCCAGAGTAGAATCGTACCGTGATATAGCCACTATACCATTCGTATTACTTTCGAGATCATTCGTATTGAAGTGGGTAAATGTTATGACATTCGAGTCTGACACGATACCAAACTCTTGGATATTTGGTATAATATTTTCACGTAGGGATGTTGCGTAGGGTAAAACTTCCCCAACTTCCTGGGCTATAAACCCGTAGACACGTTGGTCATGTAGTTTTTTATCTTTGTATTTGTATGTTTTAGGCATGAGAAGACGCAGTTTTTCAAGAGCACTCGCATCATCTATATCTTCTATATCTTTTTTAATGCGTCTATCTGAGGTTGTTGCAATCGAATTTCCATTAAGAATACCACCACCATTTTTATTAATTCCTAGATATTGGTCATTACCATTAATTAACCACGCACCACCATTACCTGCGGTGAATAGCATTATATCGTTGGTGTCGGTGGTATTAGCGAATCTTGCCGAATTTTGTCCTCTACCTGCTCGGGCTACACCGTGACTACTATTCCCAAAACTTATGTATCCATAACCGCCGTCGTTCTCAAGCGAATTCCCTACCAATAGGTGGAATGCGCCGTCAGCGACGGTGCGTTTAATCATCGCCGTGTGGTGATGACTTGAGCTTTCATCCCCCAATATGACCCTACCATTGGCGGGACTTGCATCCACGATTTTACTATAAACATACTTCCAGCGGTTTCCCGTTGTACCAAAGAGGATCTCGTTATTATTAATGGTGCCCGTGTAACTTGCTGGGTATATTGTAGAGTCTGAAAAGTGAAGAGCTGCACCCTTACTGCCTTGTGTGTCACTATAATGACGACCAACGTCGCCACTGCCTCGCACAAAGAGATTAGAGAAATTGATGCCACCACTCGGAGCTTCTACCATTTCTACTGCAGGGATATTAGTAGAATGCTCAATCACTCGTACATGAGGAAGATCAGATGTATATGTGTTGACTGTTGAGCTGGTTTTAAACACCAGAGCATCCTTATTACCTATTGCCATACTGAAAATGGAACCGGATCTCATATCAGTGTCAGAGGCACGATACCGCATAAGCATGATACCTCCACCAGGGTTATGAGAATCAGTACCATCGGCATATACTTGTAAAACAGGACCCGCCGCCACAAATGACTGCGTCCCGATACCGAGCTTACCATCTTGATCGAGGGTCATATGTGGCACGGTGGGTGTATCTTCATAGGTGTCACGTCCAGCAAAAAAACGAAGATCCATTTTACCATTTGCACCTTGCGCATAGGCTGTCATCCCCGCATAATGTGGTTCAGTTCCACCTATATCAGCATTCTTAAATAGATAGGCACCAATGAAATTACCATCATTGACAGTGGTATCATCACGCGTGGCGATATACTCAAACCCTGTAGTACTCGAACCTTCGATACGTTGTCCCCCATTTACTCCCACCGGATTCGTCGTCCCGATACCGACGTTGCCGCTACCGTCAAAGGACATAGCTGGTGTATTCGCAACCGAACTAAATGAAGGCCAAAACCCAAACGTGTTTGTATTATTATAAAATCCCTGACTAAAGATAGTGTTCCCATTTCGTATAAACGCTAGATGTGCCTTAGAACCAGCAGCAGTCGGGTTTCTTACTAAATTCACCATCCCGTAATCACCAAAATCAGACGCGTTATCACCGATATGAACAGTTGGAACGGATGGGTCACTTGCGACTGCACGTATATCCAATAGTCCCCCTGGACCCG